GCCCGCTGTTGATCCATCAACTCATCCCGTTGCCGGCTTGCAAGTTCATACATAGCGCCAAGGGTTTCTATCTGACCCTTCAACTTCTCACGCTCAGCAGAAGCAACAACATTGGCAAAGCGTTCAAACTTCTCAATGTCTTTTTCAGTGGTGTGCCGAATAAACCCAAGGCCAGCTTTATTGGCTAGATCAAATAGCTCATCTCTAGTCATCGCTATCCCTCGCTATCATCATTGCATCGGCGGCGATATAAGCTGTACCAGCAATAACTTCATAGCTTTCATCATTTCTATTTGGATCAGACAACAAGACCGCCATAGCCTTAGCCGCAAAGTAGTCACGCAGGGTCATGCCATAACTAGTTTCATCAGGGAATGCGTATGTAATTTCTTTATTGTTCATAGTGGACTTTCTTCATGGTTATCAGGGTTAAACTTAGGGACTCGGTTACCCTTGTCCTTGGGGTTTGGGAATGGGGGGAAAGGCCATGTCATGGCTTCTCCTTCAACGCCGCTTCCAATGCATCAAGCGACTTATCCCAAGTGTCGTAGTCAATGCTGTTATTAAACGCACTCACCACATTCTTGGCAGAAGTCTCGATCTGTTTTAAACGTCTTAACTCCACGCCAACATCCTTCAGAGTTTTAATATTCTCATCAGTCTGCTTTTCCAATTGCTTTATCTCTGAAGCAGTCAACAATCCATCTTTCATAATTCCTCCTTTGCACACTCTAGAACTAGAGTGTTCTTATTTAAGTTCAATAACATTTGCTGATTTAGACCTGATTTGATTCATCGTCTTCCTCAACATCTCCTCATACACAGACCGAGACACCGACTGCCTCTGTAGGTCATGGTATTCATAACAATCCCGAAACGCCACCAGTCCTAGACCTGAAGTACCCATCTTCTGAGTCTTGTTATATCGGTGATACGCCTCAAGCAAATACTCATGCGCTCTCTCAGCTGCTTTCAAAGCCTCTGGCCCGATCCCGCTCTTAGACATAACCTCACAAAGGTTAGCCATGTCGTTGATCATCTTCCAGTCTGCCAGGTCTGCTTGACCCATCCGAAAAGCTTCAATAGAAGTCAACTCCCTCTGGCGAAGCTTGTTTAAAATATCTTCTGGAGTGATCGTTGCACCCTCTATCGCATAGCTGATAGGGTTCACCAACTGGTACACTTTTCTACGAGTTTGTTTACGCATATGCAGAAGTATACACGAAATATTCTGTTTTCAACAGTTAGTTGAAAATATTTCTATCAGGTATGAAAAAATGATTTTGGGCATAGGTTCCCCAAGGGTGAGAAGCTCTCTCCCTCTCCCAGCGAAGCTCACTTGGAGCCTGCCTAGAGTACGCAGAACGTAGCGATTCGTCTGTAGTGGTCTTGTTTCACCATGTCCCACTACATTGCCCAGTCCCTCGCTAACAGGCTGGACGGCTCTCTGGGGGTGTACCAGTGCCGGTGTTTTCTTCCGCGCCACCCATGCAGGTGCTTGCTATCGTGCGGAGTACGGCTACTGTGTGGAGGTGAGACTGGAACTGCTCACATGAAGCAGTGTTTCGTCAACAAGAAAGGGCAATGTGAAGGCGCTAACCCATCACCAGTCCCAGTCTCAAAAACAAAAAGGCTGTTTAGAAGTGCGTCCGGTCGGAGCCTTGCTTAATATCTCTCGCCACGAAAGTATTAAGTAAAGCGGAACGCACATCTAAACAGCCTCAATTATTGCCTCCGACAGCAACATTGCGTTTATATCAAACAGTATCAGTCTGTGTCAATACTTCTGGCAAAAAAAAGCGGAGTCCGAAGACCCCGCAAACCAATTCAAGGAAAGTAGCAACTCACAAAACAACCAGCCCTCTGGAATGTCACCATGTTAATCGCATCTCTTCAAAGTTTCAAGTGCTTCTTCAACAGAATTTACTATTACCAACAAACCACCCTGCCAGTCCTCAAAAAACTTTTGCTCAGCAGGCGTGAGCTTCCTGGCAGATGGGACTTTCTGACCATCCTTAACCTCCATAAGAATGGTGAACCCCTTGTAGCCTACGAGTAGATCTGGTATCCCATCACCCTGTGATATCACCCTCACACCCGCACCGCGCGCGCGTAAAGCACTCACGATCTGCTCTTGATTTGCATCCACTCTCATGGCTCTTCTCATAGTCTCTCCTACCTGATGCAAAATATTTTAACCTACCTATTGCAAACTTAAAATATATCAGGTATGATGCATCACCAACTAACACATAGGAGAGGTAATGCACAAGAGATTAGACAAAGTAAAGATGGACATGGCCAAGGCGATGGCGACCGATTTCGGTGATCAATTAATTGAATCAAGATTACCTACAGAAATCAAAATCACCACCACAGCACTCCTTCACGCATCCATTTGCTACACGCATGGGCTTGATCTTCATGAAACGATGGAATCAGTGATGGCTATGTACAAAGATATGCAAAAGAATTTGGAGAAGAAATGAAATTCACAAACAAGTTCAATTTGCCACAGACATTCGTCAATGTCATACACCGCCCGACCTACTCAAAAGGTAAGGCTCATATCTCTGCAACCGAGATCATCAGCTCTCCTCGCATCGTGCAGCTAAAGCACAAACACTGGGATGACATTGAGCAGGACGCAAGCGAGATGGTGTGGTCACTCTTTGGCTCTGCTGTTCATAACATCTTGGAGCATGGTAAAGGTGATAACCATGTAGTCGAAGAAAGACTTCACACCGAGTTTGATGGATGGCATATCTCAGGTGCTATCGACCTACAAGAAACAGAAGCCGATGGATCTATCACTGTCTCTGACTACAAGGTCACTGGTGCATGGGCAGTGATGAATGAGAAGGATGACTGGCATCGTCAACTTAACATCTACGCATGGATGGTGGAGCACATCAAGAAGAAACCTGTGGGTAAGTTACAGATCATTGCCATCATTCGTGACTGGTCTGCTCGTGATGCTCAGGCCAAGGAAACTTATCCTCAATCACCAGTAGCAACGATTGATATCCCACTGTGGGACTATGAGACTCGTGAAGAGTTCATCAAGGGAAGAATTCACAAACACGCAGAAGCCATGTTTGAAATGGAGACAGGTGGCGATATGGCCAACTGTACAGCAGAAGATATGTGGGAGAAGCCCACCACATACGCCATCAAGAAAGAAGGCGGTATGCGAGCTAAGAGTGTTCACAGAACTTTCGAAGAAGCAGAGGCAGTATTAACCAAGGGATACATCTTGGAGGTTAGAGAGGGAGAGAGAACGCGCTGCGAGAAGTATTGCCAAGTCAGCCAGTTTTGCTCTCAGTACAAAGAGTATTTATCAACAAAGGAAAAATCATGAACATCGTAAAGATTATTGTCTCTCGTGAAGAAGCTGAATTAATTGTGACTTGTCTGTTGGATATGCCATTCAAGCAAGTCAATCGATTGATTCATTACATTGCTGATGAGATTGAAGTTTCAAAGAAACAGATGCCTCCAAACACAGTGACTGTTGCACCCGCTCAGCACAAGTATGGCGTGAAAGCAGATGGCACACCTAAGAAAAGTCCAGGTCGTCCATCTAAGAAGGTTACATCATGAGCGTCCATAAAAAGCTAATGCAAGCTAGGGTCAAGCTTCAAGGTACAGAGATGAAGAAGTCTGGCATGAATAAGTTTGCAGGCTACACCTACTTTGAGTTGGGTGACTTCATCCCTCACATCCAAACTATCTTCGACGATATTGGACTGTGCGGTGTGGTGTCGTTTGATGCCATCCAAGCTACCCTATGTATCACCGACACAGAAGATGGCTCACAGATCGTTGTTACCTCTCCTATGGCTGAAGCCAACCTAAAGGGCGCTCACCCCATACAAAATTTGGGCGCCGTTTTGAGTTACCAACGGAGATACCTCTGGATGGCCGCCATGGAAATTGTGGAACATGACATCATTGATTCTTCCCCACGAGTGGAAGATAAACCCGAACCTAAACCAGAGCCGAAAGTGAAAACCGCACCTCGGAAGATGGAAGGTAAAGACAAATCTTGGAAACTTATATTGGATGCT